AGGTAGTTCCGGAAGTCGCCCACGACGATGAGGTTGCAGGCGCCGGTGCTACCGGTGAACGACGGGAAGTAGTCCGAATACTTCACGGGCCGGTTGCGGATCAGCGGGGTCTGGTCGCCCTGGAGGTTGCCGGTGAAGTAGGCGATGTTGTTGCCGTTGCTGAACGCAGCGACCTCCTCGCCCACGTCGGTCGACATGACCCAGGTGGCGTTGGCGCGGAACCGCTCGGGGAGAGCAGCCCACACCTTCGCGATGTCCTGGCCGTACAGGCCACCGTCGGTGTTCGGGGTGACCTCCACGGCGCTGTTCGCGTCCAGGGCGGTCAGGATGCCGTAGGGCTGGGTGGTGCCCGAACCGAGCGCCGTGTAGTAGGCGGCGCTGTCGAGGTAGCCCTCGGTCAGGAGCATGTTCAGCTCGCCCGCGAGGTCGGGGTAGTCCTGACCGATGCGGATGCTGAACGGCACGAAGCCTCGCTGCTCCCACACGCTGACGGTGGGCTGGGCGAGCGTCGGGGCGTCGTCGGACACCTCGGCGGCCTCGCTGTCGTACGACCACGACACACCGTCGGACGACACGCCCTTCCAGGTGTCGGTCGTGACCGTCTCGGTCCGGCAGATCTGAAGGATGACCGGGACGTGGCCCTGGCTCGACATGTTGATGGTCGGGTCGATGAGCACGGGCACGCCGTAGCCGCCGGCCGAACCGGACGACGACATGGCGCGGGCCTCGAGAGCGGCGAACGCGTCGAGGGCGCGGGCCTCCTCGGGGGTGAACGCCGCGGGACCGGGGGTGATCGACTTCACGAAGGCCGAGCGATAGGCGTCGTTCTCCGTGGCGATCATCCGCTTGGCGATGTAGTCGCCGTCGAGGTCGGCGGTCTTGGTGCGGACCAGACGCTCGATCTTGTCGACCTGATCGGTACGCAGACCGGCGACCGAGCGGGACGACTCGGCCTCGAGGATGCGGAGCGCACGGTCGCGGGCCTCGGACCGGGAGAGGTCGGGGAGGTCACGGGCGACGACGGGCTCGTCATCGTGGTGGGGGATGAACGCGGGGGCCTTGGCGGCGGCGCGAGTGCGCTCGGCGACGGCCTCCAGCTCGCCGATGCGAGCCTCGACGGCGGCGATCTCGTCGTCGGCGTCGGCGACCTTGGAACGCGCGGCGGTGAACGCCTCGTCCTCGTCGCTGGTCAGGGTGGCGCGCTCCTCGGCCTCGGCGGCCGCGGTGACGGCCTCCATCTCGGCGAGGGCGGCGTCGCGCTCGGCGGCCAGGTCGGCCAGGCGGGCGCGCAGGATCTCCAGGTACTTCATCGGGCTCCCTTTCGGAGTCGTAGGATTTCGGTGGTTGCGACCGTCAGAAGGCGGCCGGTTTCCGTCGAGTGGCTGCGCGCCGGCTCATCGGTTGCTTCGTCGTCAGTGGTCGGACCGGCTGACGGCTCGGCAGGGGTCGGCTGGCTCCGCTCGGAGCGGGCCAGGTCGAGGTAGTGGTCGGTCAGCGACCGCACGCCAGAGGTGGCGGCGGGCGACGCGGGGAACACAACGGGACCGAACTCGTACAGGGCGATCTCCCGAATGGTTCGCTCGGGGATGCCGTCGGGGTTCGCGTCCGAACGGGTCGGGGTGTCGTTCCAGTCGTCCTTGATGACGCGCATCCGGAACGACGCGCCGAGCATCGACCCGCGCTGCTCGCCGTTCATCAGGCGTCCTTGCAGCATCGGGAGGATGCGGTTGCGGTTGTAGTCGGTGTCGAGCAGCGGGACCTCGTAGTACCCGCCGACCTCGTCCTCGCGCAGCACGTCGATGGGTCCGAGCGGGGCATCACCGACGTAGGAGTCGTGGCCGTGGTCGAACTGGACACGCACGTCCTGGCCGCGCTCGGCGATCGTCTTGACGAGAGCGCCGGGCGCGACGCGCTCCATGAACGTGCCCTCGTACCAGGAATCGATGCGATACCACTGGTCGAACACCGTGAAGTGCCCGAACATCGTGGTGCCGTCGGTCAGTTCGCCGCCGTCGGCAGCGGAACGCTCGAACGTGCGGGTGGCGGGCGCCTCTGCCAGACCCCGGTAAAGCATCTCGCGCGGTGCGTCCATCAGCTGTTCTGCTCCTGGGGGGATGAGTCCTCGGCGGGGTCCCCCGGGGCGGCCTCATGGGCAGCCACGTCCGCGCCTCCCGGTAGGCCGGGCTCGTCGTACATGGGGTCATCGAAGGGCCGCTCGTCTTCGATGCGGCGAACCTCGTTGACCGTTCGGAACTTGTTGGTGAGCGCCACGGCGTGCTGCGCGTAGCGGCTGGCGGTGTCGGCGCGCAGCAGCGCGTCGCGGTTGAACTTGACGGTCTGACCGCCCGGCAGCAGCCGAGACAGCGCCCGCTCGATGCGGACGAGGCGGGGGTCGAGGCCGTGCTTGAGGAACGCCAGGTCAGCCTGCGCGACGTTGGCGTAGGTCACGTTCTGGCCGGAGACAGCGCCGTAGACCATCGACGGTGGGACACCGAAGAAGCGGCAGGTGTTCTCCACCTCGAGGCGCAACAGGTCGATGAACTGCGAGTCGTCCGGGTTGACCTGGATGGCTTCGTGCTTCAGACCGGAGCCGAGCACCGCCGGCTCGCGCGACGTGCCCGACGTGGCAGCCAAGAACGCCTGCTTGATCTGCTTGGCCTGGTCTTCGGTCAGTTCCTGGTCGGCGTAGACGATGGACGACGGGTGGCCGCCGTCGGTGAAGAAGTGAGCACCGAACGACTCGGCAGCGAGCGCCGTGTCGATCGCACCCGACGCGTACTCGACTGTCGACAAGCCCAGCGGGGAGCCTGCGGCGACCATGACACCGGGGACGTGCCACAGGTCCCCATACGGGAACCGCTTCATGGGCGTGTTCTCGACGTGAGCAGTCAGGACACCGTCGACGACCTTGGGGTCGCGCACGCACTTGGGGTCCAGCGTCTCGATGGCGGTGGGGTATCCGCGCCGGTCGGCGTCGGTGACGACGCCCCAGGCGTTGCCGGCCGTCTCCATCGACGACACGACCTGCTGCACCCACACATCGGACTCGACGATTCCCGACGGGTTCGCGATCAGCGGGGGCACCGGATCGACCGGCAAACGGGTGCCATCGACGTACCGGACCACGTCAAGCGGCAGCATCGACGCGCTCTGGCCGAGCACACGCACGCACGCCCACGCCGCCGCCCAGCGCAGCGCGTCAGCGGTCGTCAGATCACGGCCGGTCAACGGCACATAGGTCGACGACAGGACGCGCCCGAGCTGGGTCATCGCAAAGGCGCGCTCGGTTGGTTCGCTCTCGGCCTTCGGCCGGCGGAACAAGCCCACGGAATCAGTCCTCTCGGGCGAAGCCGACGGCGAACAGCGACACGCCTGCGACGGCCAGCCCGAGCGGGACAGCGACCAGGAAGGCAGCGATGGACAGCAGCACCAGGCCAGCGACCTCGAGGGGCGCCGAGAGCTTGTTCATGCGCTGCGGCCTCCTAGTAGGCGAACACTGGCGCCCGTTCGGGCTCCTCGTAGTTGGCAAGCTCGGCGTAACCGGCGACCGCAGCGACCAGACCGTCGATCTTCTGGTCGACGGTGGGCTTCTCGAGCACCGGGTAGGCGGCTCGGCCACCGGAAGCAGAGAGAAGGGCGTTCAGGGCGTACTCACGCAGCTCTGGCGTGCCGTCGTGGGTGAACGAGCCCCGGTCGATGGCCTCGAGGAAGCGGTCGATGGCCGGCCCCATGTCGGCGAGCCGGTTCGTGTGGAACTTGACGACCCGTTCTTCGCCGTAGGCGTCAGCCCAACCGTCTATCTCTTCCTGCCAGTACGGCGGGTCAGCGACGAGCACCGCCACGTCCCATCCGTCGAACAGGTCCGCGACGCGCGACCGCACCTCTCGGCGGGGCACCTCGTACTCGCGGCCGGCGCGCGGCGGCTTGCGCCACCGGTCCACCAGGAACAGGTGCGGCCTCGGGTCCAACGTCCACCCGACAAGCACGGTGTCGTCAGCGTGCTCGCCGGACTGCGACCCGTCGAACGCCACCAGGATGCGACCCGACGCAGGCGTGCGCGACGGGTCAGCCAGCGCGTCCCACTTGACGGGGTCCACCGCCTTGTTCTCGCCCTTCCAGCGGCGATTGTGGAAGTAGCGCATGTTCTCGGCGGCGACCGAACCAGGAGCACGAATCTCGTCGAGCACGATGGACTCAAGGTCCATCCACTCGGCTGCTGGGCCGTACGCCTCGGTCAGTGATGCCACCTGCGCGGCGTCGTCTGACCAGTCCTCTTCTGTGATGGTGCCTTCGCGGTGGTGGTAGTAGAAGCCGAAGTGCTTCCGCTTCACCATCAGACGCTCGGCTTCGTCGTACAGCTCCTCGGCCACCGACTGCTGGCCCGGCTCGAACATCGTGGTGGTGGCGAGCATCCACGGTTCGGCGCCGCGCCGCTTGCGGCTGTTGCGTCGAACCATCGCGTGCATCTGTCGCAGCTCAGGCAGGACGTAGAGGTGGGGTTCGTCCGCGACGGCGAACGACTCCTTGCCGCCGTCCTTGGATGCTGCGCCGGCCGATGACGGTCGGACCTCGCCACCCTTGCCGCCCTTGCCGACAAGGACCCGGGTCGACCCGATGTCGAGGTCGTCGAACCCCCACTCGGAACCGAACTTGTCCCGAGCGTGCTCGAGCATCACGACGACGTTGCCGTACGTGTTGCCTGTCTGGCCTTCCTCGGTCGCCAGGCACCGAACCATCGGGTAGGTGACCGGCCGGCCAACAGGGAGCCCCTGAGCGTCGAATCCGTCGAACCTGACGGGTCCACGCAGCTCGGCGCACACCAGCATCCCGGCGAACTCGGACTTCGCTCGGCCTTTCGGCATCGAGACACAGCCGTAGGTGACGACCCGTTGACCGGCGCGGGGATGGTCAGCCGGGTAGAGCCGATACAGGTCGTAGATGACCTGGGCGAACTCGTCGTCCAAGAAGATGCGCTCGCCCTGCACGTCGCCGGGCCCGTGACACAGGTACGTCTCGATCCAGTCAAGGACTGGCTTGCCGAGCGTCGGCCACTCTCGGGGTGGTGAGAGCGTGACGACAGGCACGGGCACTCCTACGAAACGGCGGCATCCCTTCGCGCGCGGCGCGCGGCGAGGTCGTCGGACACCGGGTCAGCGTCCTTGGCCTGCTCTTCGCCTTCCGGCGGCCACCAACGCAGTTGGTTCCGGCCGTACGGCGTCAGACCGAGCTTGTCCGCCAGCGGCAAAAAGCGCCCGGCTGCCTTGTCGTCACCCGCCATCGCCTTGTCGTAGAACGACACGGCCATTTCGAGCGCCGGCAAGTCGTCGGGGCTGTAGAACGACGCCCACCAGGCGCCGAGCCAGGTCCGCCACGCCTTCTGGCCGATGTCGGTGAGCCCACGGGGAGCCTGCGGCTTCTTGCCGTGCTGCCAACCGCCGGGAACAGCGATGCGCCAGCCCTGGCGCTGCTTGTCGGGGCGAGCCGAGTGGCCCGGGGGAGCGGGGGTGGGCCCGGACGGCATGTTGGGGCCTCCCTGGCGAACTTGGGGGACGTTCCACGCACAGCGAGAACGG